AAGAAGGCAACTACAACCCGGGTCAGGTTGAGATTAATAAAAATCTAGCTAATTTCTTCGCTACGTATCCTGATGTGGAGAGGATGGTTAAGAAGCTCATTGGTACGATTCGTGGATGGTCTAGGCACGCTTCTGCATTTGTTATATCCACTCTAGATCTAGCAGCCGATCGCGTTCCTACCATGGTTATGAAGGACAAGGAACTTGGCAATATCGTTTGCACTCAATTTGATGCAACTATGGTGGAGAAGTGCGGTTTGGTTAAGGCTGATATCTTAGGTATCAAAACCCTCACTGCTGTGTCGGATTGTATTGCTCTTGTAAAAGACAAGGTAGACTACCTTGTGGAAGAAGAGGGTATGCCACTTATTTATAGGCTACCTGAATCCGAAGCAGTGTACGTTGACTTCTACAACAAGGATACAGATTCTTCGTTTCAGTTTAACACCGAACTCATCAAGGGATACATCCAAGAGTTCTGCCCTACCAAGCGCACAGATCTCATGGCTATGACCGCCCTATGTCGTCCTGGTGCTCTAGATGCGCCTCTATACGATACAACGGCAGCTCAATACTACATGGATATACGTAATGGAAAGCACCAGATTGAGTATCTTCACCAAGACCTACGACCCATCCTAGATTTTAGTAATGGCGTGTTTGTATACCAAGAAGAAGTCATGCGTTTTCTAGTAGAAGTGGCCGGTTATTCTTGGGAAGAGTCGGACTTAATTCGTTCCGCCATTGCTAAAAAGAAGCACGAAGTTATCATGAATACATTCGACAGGATTCGAGTGTCGTGTAAGGCTAGAGGGTGGGATAACGAGGCCATCGAGACGGTTTGTCAGCAAATTCAAGCCTTTTCTAGATATTCATTTAATAAATCTCACTCGCACGCGTACGGAGAGTTAGGATACATAACCATGTACCTAAAGCACTATCATCCTTTTGAGTGGTGGGCATCTGTTCTAAACGTCTATATCGATGATGAGGTTAAGGTTCGTCAGTACATTTCGAAACTGGGCCCCATCGTGAGACCGCCCTCTCTCAAGTATCCAACAGATAAATTTGAGGTTCGCGAGATTGATGGGGAAAAGTTCATTGTCACCCCTTTGTCTGCGATTAAGGGCGTAGGTCCAGCCGTTGTCAAGGAATTGTGCAACAAAGGGCCTTTTCCAACTCTGGAGACCTTCGTAAAGGTTATTGATCATGCGAAGGTTAATTCCGGCGGCATCTCATATCTTATTAAGGGTAGAGCAGCCGACGACATGATGGATATGTCTATTCCTGATTACGGCATGCGTAGAGAAGCCTTCATTGAGACGTATAAGAAACTAAGGGGTAAGCCAATTAAGCTTCAACCTGAAGTATTTCAGTTTGATCCACTTTCTATTTTCTTAATGGAGAAGGAGTTCAATCAGGCGTTTAATAAGAACATGCTCTCTGACAAAGCCATTGTGGAAATTATCAAGAATAAGTGGTCTGCTCTTACTGAGACTGGTCGCGCTGGTGTTCCGTTGATGATGGGTGATACCCCAATATTGGCAACTGTTAAGGTTGCCGAGGGACTTGTGAAGAAAGACTTCACTAAGGAAGTCGGGATGATCCTTTTATATGAGTCTTCTTCTTTCTCTAAGGGAGTTTCCAAGAAGAGTGGCAAGCCATGGTCTAAGGTTGCGGTTTATCTTTCAGACGGCTTTACGACTTTAGAGTGCACCTACTGGGATAAGAAGTCCGCATTAGGTTGGAATAAGAACAGCATTGTCTATGTTAGAGGCAAACTTAAGCCAGGCTGGAAAACTCCAGTTAGCTTACAAATCGACGAAATAGAACGAATTGAGTAATATAACAATAGGAGAAAACAATGGCAAAATTCACAGTAGTTAAACAGGCACCTGCAACCCTAGAAAAGGGTGAGATCGTAATTAGTCAGCCTGATTTTATGGAGCAAATTCTGGCTAATCAAAAGAAGGCTCCTAAGCACAAGCAGACTGCAATCAATCATCTCAGGGAAGTGCTTAGTTCCATTGCTGAGAAGTATGATCATGACATGAATGTGTTTAAGATCCGTCTCTTGAACTATGAAGGTCTGGCTTTCAGTTCTCACGAAGACCTTTCCAACATCGTCGTTCGCATTTTAAAGAACGAGTATCCAGCCATCTTCGATAAGGTTGTCACTTACGAACTTAACAAGAGACCTGCGAATACTAAGTTGGTATATTACACGGGTGATTTTACTACTACGACCCCATTCTATAATGCGGGTCTAGATCTCATCGAAGAAAAGGACATCGAATCCTATATGACTGGTAAGCCAAAGAAGATCGTTGGCAAGCCAGCTATCACTAAAGAAGAGGCTGAAGCTAATGGCAAATCCACGGAATGAAGAGTGCGTAGAGTGCAGCGATGACACAGAGGACTTTTGTGACCACTGTGATGAACCAGTCTGCAGTTACTGCTTAGATGAACATCATGAGTGGGAACATGGCGATCAAGAGGGACATTTGTAAAATAATCTCATAAATACTATGAAGTGTGGTATAATATATTCACGCCAATATTGGCCTTTAATGTAACCTATGGAAAAAATATGACTAATTCTAAAATTAAGCTCAATCTCGATTCTCTCAAATCCCGCAAAGAATGGAAAAGACACAAGGTGAAAGATGGACACAACATCTATCGCATCCTTCCTCCATTCGGCGAAAACTCAAACGGCTATCCTTATCGCAAGTGGCAGATCATTTGGGGTCTTACCGATCCTGAAAGTGGTCGTTCTCGTCCGTTCGCGTCTTCGATGACTTCTGAAAAGCGTTGCCCAATCACTGAGTTCGTGTACTCGCTTAAGGCACGTGCAGAAACTATGACTGCGGAACTCAAGGCCGCCGGAACCAGTGAAGATGAGACGAAAGCTCGTCTTAAGGACCTGCAAGATCTCATCAGTAACATGATTCCTAAGACTGTTTATGTCTACAATGCAACCGATAAGGCTGGAGAAGTAGGCCTTCTCGAGCTCAAGTCGACTGCCCACAAGGACATGAAGACCAAGATGAATGAATACATCAACGACTATAATCAGGATCCTACGTCGCTCAACAGCGCCGATGATGATGCTGGCGTGTGGTTTGACGTGATTCGTTCTAACGAGACTGGCAAGTTTCGTGATACCAAGTACGAAGTCAAGAAGGTTCAGACCAAGGTTAAGGGCACAAACGGTGCTGTTTCGTTCGTCGACGATCGTTCTCCTCTTCCTGACTCCATCGTCGAAAATTACGAGAACATGGCTTACGATCTCTCTGCCATCTATCAGACCAAAACGTACGATGAACTTCAGGCAGTTCTCGATGCTAACCTTCCAGGTATCATTGAGCTTGTTCCCGATGCTGATCTTAGCGTAGAACCTTCTCTTCTTCCGCTGACTCACGCCTTGGAGAAGGCGGCAGCAACCCCTAAGAGCATTCCAACTGCTAAACCTGCTGGTGCTTCGAAGGTCGCTCTCAAGCTAAGCGATGATGATGACAATGATGCAACTCCAGTTGCGACAAAGCCTTCTACCAAGTCAGCGCCTGCAGCAGCAGTCGATGATTTCATGGCTGAAGCGGACGCCATTCTTAACAGCTAATAGGAGTTTACATGAAAACTGCAAAATTTACTTGTAAGAATCGCAAAGAGAAGTGTACAACCCTGAGCATCAATAAGGACCTGATGAATGTCCTTCGTGCTCACGATCCCGTGGCAGACAACTGGTACGCGCTCAGTGAACTTCCTCAGAAAACCATCTTGACTTTCTATGTGGAAGGCTATTTGGTCTCTGGGTATGTTAATCGTGAGGGCGAATCGATTCGTATCGACTCTTTCCCTAACGCTCTACGTAGGCCAACTGTAGGTCGCAGTAAGACCTGCAAAATCAATACTAAGGCAACAATCGTCAGTCGATAAGGTGACAAATGAGTGAACTTACCGAAAAGGTAGATATCACTCGTCTTGCTCACTATGTAAATAAGATCGAGGAGCTTTCAACTATAAATAAGTTGATGGCTCCTCGTTATCTTCAAGATTACATCATGGGTCAAGACGTAGCTGCTAATCTACTTGCAAAAGCAATACAAGCTGACTCTAAGGCTAAGGCAAAACTTGATTATGTCGAGTCTATTGCCTATCTTGAAAAAGCCCGTGAGTATCTAGAACAACACAGTATAAAAGACACCAGCGAAGCACGAAAGCAATATGTAAATATTGATGGTGACGTGACTAAGGCTAAAGATGCAAAGGCTAGTACAGAAGCCCTTGTTACTTTGCTGAAGAGCAAGCTCTCACAGTTGAGGCAGGCTCACGACGACTTGAAGAAGATCGTCTACGGTGATCAGAATTTAACTCCGTACGAGGGAATGTAATATGACTAATTGGCTCTCTAAGATGACAAGTGATTTTGGTGTTTTGGCTTCTCAGCTCAGCAAGAAAGAGCTTCCCCCAGTGCCAAGTCGTTCCCCATCGTTAAATTGGGCAACTTCTATCAATGGCTTTAAGCCCGGCAAGATTTCAGTTCTTTACGGTCCTGAACAGAGCGGTAAGAGTTTGCTAGCCATGATGGCCGTTGCTGATGTTCAGAAGAAGGACCCAGAGGCTATCTTTGTCTGGTTTGACGCTGAGTACTCTTTCAATCTTTCTCTCTTTGTTAAGATTGGTGGAGACGCAGATAGGCTCATCGTGCGCAAGAGCAACGATCCACTAAAGATCTTCGACTACATCGGTGGCGAGATGCTTGAGAATCTACAAGAAGGAGCTCCTATCCGCGGTATTGTCATTGACTCAATCAAGTCTATTAGGTATCCTAAAGAGACTAACATGAAGCAAACCACAGACCAAAAGATGGGCGGAACAGGAGCAAGTTATCTTCCTTCCACGCTTAAGTTGGTCCTTCCTGTCATAGCGGAATACAACCTATTGACGTTCTTTATTCAGCAGGTTACAATGGAGATGGACCCAATGAAGGCTCTCAGAAATCCATACGTGATCACCGAAGGTAAGGCATTGAAACATGCAGCAGACCTCATGCTCGAAATTGTTAAACTGGATACAAAGAACGGTGTTATGGAAGCGGGCGAGACCATTACTGGTGCTGCTCAACAAGTTGGACATAAAGTCCGAATTAAGGTGAAGAAGAATCGTCTTGGCATTCCAGCTCGTATGGCTCAGTTTACCTACCATTACGATCATGGCATCATTGACCAGGGCGGGGAAATCTTTGAACTCGCTAAGTCTTTGGGCGTTATCTTTCATCCAGTTAGTGCCAATACTGGTAAGGAAAATACCATGATGTGGGCCTTCGGCAACTATGATCCTATCAAGGGCGAAGATAACATGAAGCAGTTTGTCGTTAACTCAAAGAAGATCCAAGATGAGATTATGACTGCATGTTACAACTATAAAGACAGCGTTGTTCAGCTGGATGCTGCAGGCGTAGTGGTGGATGACAACAGCATGGTGGACCTAGACCTGGACAATTAATGAAAAAGGTAGATCACACTGGACGTCAGTTTGGCCGACTTAAGGCAATTAAACTAATTGTTCGCCGTGGAAAGTCTAGAAATGATACGATTTATTTGTGTCGTTGTGATTGTGGGACAGAAAAGCAAATTAGATATAGCAATTTAATGAATGGCGGCACGCTTAGTTGTGGGTGCTTACAGAAAGAACTTTTATCTAAAAGAGCAAAGGATCCACTGGAGGTTGCTATAACTGCCAAGTTTAATTCCTATAAGCAGGGTGCTAAGGTTAGAAATTACGGTTGGCACTTAACGAAAGAACACTTTACTGAGTTAGTTAAAGATCCCTGTTTCTTCTGCGCCAGCAAACCAGATCCTCTTAATGGCGTAGATAGGTTTGACAATAGGTGTTCTTATACAGTTGAAAATTGCGTGTCGTGCTGCGCTATTTGTAACATGGCAAAAGCTGCATTAACTGTTGAACAGTTCAAAGACTGGATAAAAGCCCTATATGTAAATCTTTTTATGAGGAACATTGTATGAACATTTGGTTCACTTCAGATAACCATTTTTGGCATGCAAATGTCATAAAATATTGCGATAGGCCATTTGCCTCTGTTGAGGAGATGAATGAGGCTATGATTCGCAATTGGAATGAGGTTGTCAAGCCAGAAGACACAGTCTACTGTCTTGGAGACTTTAGCTTGGCCTTTCGTCCTATTGAGGCTTACTCAATGAGACTTAATGGCACTAAATACCTTGTTCCTGGTAACCATGACTTCTGTCATTCTTATCATAAGAAGGCCCGTAACCTAGAGAAGCGCAAAGAATGGATTCAGAAGTATACTAGTTGGGGCTGGATTGTCCTCCCTGAACAAACTACACTAGATATTCCTGGCGTAGCTACCGTAAACATGTGTCATCATCCCTATCGCCTTGTGGAACCGTACGAAGACAAGTATGAGAAGTGGCGCCCGAAGGATGATGGTAGGTGGTTAATTTGTGGTCATGTCCATGAGAAGTGGAAAGTTGTTGACAGGATGATTAACGTCGGTGTTGATCAATGGGGCTTCAAGCCTGTGTCCATCGAAGAGATTAAGAAGATCATATGCAATCAAGTTTCGAAAGAATAGAATATAGATTGCCAGATGGCTATAAGTTTGAATACCTAATAGACAAGCTTGTTGGTGTCACTACAAATGACATAGATAGGTTGGCTTGTATGTATCTTGAGCATACAGGTGTTTTTCCAGAAACTGTGTTTATTAGGTACGATCTTTACACGGCCTATGTAGACAGCATGACAGGCATCATGCGATACAATGGAGCACCACTTACTAACGGTTTTGCCGTTACCCAGGTATGGTTAACTGTTGGTCGGGTAGAAATTAAGCCAATAGTTGACGCTTATATTCCATTGCTAGTTGGCACTCAGCAAGACTATGATGATAACGACTTGAATTGGCTTTTTGAGGAAATAATTTTGGCAGACTGCGAGCGTGAGTAATGGCTTTGAACGTGAATGATGTTTAGGTGATACTTTTGATACAATTGAATTATGAATAATAAAAAATGTAAAAAGTGTGACTTAATTAAAAACGTTGATGATTTTCATAAAGACAAATCTAGAAAAGACGGTTTACTTGATTGGTGTAAGAAATGTAAGGTCCAGTCAAGGATGGAGTGGCACAAGAAGAATTTAGATAGAGATAAGATTACCAGAGAAAGATATGTCAGTAATCATCCTAATAAAGGTATAGAAGTACAGAAGCAATACAGATTAGACAACCCTGGTTATTATGCTCAAAAAGCTAAAGAATATAGAGCGAGATTGGGCGATAAATATAATGAACGCATTAGAAAACAAGACAAAGAAAAACGAAAAAGCGACCCATTTTATGCCATGAAAAGACGTATTTCTGGTACCTTGTATACTTCTATAGTGAAACGT